AATCGGCAGATACGATTGAGAACCTTATGGCTGTTTGTAGAACGTGCCACGTTAAATATGGAGATGTTCCAAGCAAGAAGGAATGGCTCAAGAAAATTCACAACAGAAACCTTTAACACCAAAAGAGAGATGACTGACCAAGAGAAAGCCACAAAGATTTTATTCTACCTTTTAGCGTTTACGATAGCGATGTTTGCACTAAGTGTATTAGCATTGATGTATGTTTATGTTCACCCTACAATAACTTTACGATGATAGTATTAGACCAACAACAAAAGATTGCAGATTATTGGAAGAATATATGCAAGAATTACAGCATTCAAAACAACAGACAAAGACACAACGTTATCTACCGACACGCATTTGCAATGGCGGTTCTTGAGAACAGCGTTCTACCTATGAAGGTTATCGGCAATATGATTGACCGAGACCACGCTACGGTAATCCACGCAAGAAAGAATCATCAGACCAATTACTTGTACGACAAGAAGTATGCTGCTGCATACCTTCAGATAAGTAATAAAATCAAAGATTTTTGTGAGGAATATGACGATAGTCTTATGGTATTGCTCAAGAGTCGAGCGGTCAAGATAACAGATGAGGGATTGCTAAGAGAACTTGAAGAAACTCAAGAACGTAAAATAAAGCGTTTAGAGGACAAATATAAGTCAGAGGCGGAAACCCTCCGCTTGGAGAACAAAGCACTCTCTAAAACGCTTACAAAAGCCTTAGAAAGAAACCATTATCTTCACGAGGAGTTAGCAAGACTAAAGAATATAATATGATTGAGGTTGCTGTAACACCTTCTATGTATAGAGCTGCTAAACAGCGTTTCGAGTTCGGAGCGTTGAGGGCTTCGATAACAAAAGGTGGAGGCAACCTTGCCGGTGCTTTGGGTGAACTTGCATATATAGAGTGGCTAACCAAACAAGGGTATAGGGTTGAGGATACAAGCACCTACGATTATGATATAATAGTCAATGGCTTCAAGGTCGATGTCAAGACCAAGAGGATAAACAACAAACCGGCTGACAATTATCGTGTTGCTGTTGCCTCAGCAAACACAACTCAGAAGTGCGACTTCTATTTCTTTGCATATTGCTTGTACAACACGAACAAGGTTTACTTGTCGGGCTATTGTGCGAAGGCTCAATACTTCGAGAAAGCATCTTTCAGAAAGCAAGGTATGGCTGACCCAAACGGAGACAATCCTAACTACAAATTCGCTGCGGATTGCTACATTATGAAGCATATAAGCCTAAATAAATTCAAGACTTTTGGTTAATTAAAATACTTTTTTTAACATTGAGTGTTTAACCAACTTAAATTTTATGGAAACTGTTACAAAACACAACTACGAAAGCGTCCAAGGATTAGAAGGTCGCTATGTAAATCAGCACTTATGGTCTGATGTTAATCCGGTAGGAAAGATTATCTCTACACGAGGTAAGAATTTCGTTACGATTCAACCAATGTCTGCCGGAGAGAACAAGACCAAGATGGAATTTGTGGTCGGAGGTTTTTCCGGTCATTGCATAAATCAGTATGCGCAGAAATACGATTTCTTTGAGGACGGAGAGCCTTATGAAGTCAGAATAAGTAAAACACAATTAGCTAATCGTTTTTGGAAAATCGAGGATAGTCCTTGCAAATACTACGATTACAACTTTTAATCAAAATCGGGAGGGTGCAAATCCCTCCCTTATTACAACTATGGGAACAAATGTAAAAGTTCAAAACAAGAAGAATCTAAGACACGTAATACTATCCGGCTGTGATTGGTATATCGAGGCAGACTTCCACGAAGGACAAGAAGGTGATTGGAACAATCCTCGTATTGAGCACCATTGGGAAATCCTAACTATCTACAATAGCGATATGCAAGAGGTCTCTTATGGCGAGATATGGGACGCTATCGCAGAAAGAGCAGAGCATATATTGTAATGAGCTATGAATGGTTTTGCTACCTATGCTCTACGGGAGCAGTTGATTATCTTGTCAGAGATGATAAAGGACAACTTAGACAATCGTACTGCGGTATTACAACTCGAAGCACTTTACGCATCAATCAGCTTTTGTATCACATCAATCGAAAAGATTGAGAAGCGTATCCTTGATGCTCAAATCAAGAACGGATATCTCGAGATGGATATCCAAAAGCTCAAGTCTGAAAACAAGGAGTTGATAAAAAAAGTCGAGGACTTGACCGAGCGTATCGAATTATAGTTTATATTCCACGGTATGAACCGATTATGGAATGACGCTTCTTGACAAACTTGCAGAGAGAGATTCTGATTGGATAAGAATGGCTCAGTCTTTCGGATTAACCATTGATTCTGCAAGAGAACTTGTGCAAGATATGTACGTCAAACTCTACGACAAAACCACTCTCGATAAAATCAAGTACGGAGATGATGATGTGAACACGTTCTATGTTTACGTTACTTTAAGGAACTTATACTATGATAGGCAGAGAGTTAAGATAACCTATGTTGATTTAGATGAAGCTATCAATGACGAGCCGGATTTGATTGAGTCAAAGCATTTGCTTGAGGAATTGCTCAACGCAATATCAGACACCATAGAAGATTTGCATTGGTACGACAAGAAGATATTTGAAATCTACTACGGAGACAATAAAACAATCAGAGCCTTGAGTGAGGATAGTAAGATAAGTCAAAGTTCAATTTTTAATACACTAAAAAATGTCAGAACAAAAATCAAAGAAAACCACAAGGAAGCGTACGAAGAGTACCGCCAAGCCAAAGGTGAAAAAGAGTAGAGGTCTCGGAGATGATATCGAGAAGATTACAGAAGCAACCGGTATCAAGAAAGCAGTAGAATGGTTCAGCGAAGCAACCGGAATCGATTGTGGCTGTGATGCTCGTAAGGAGAAGCTCAACAGAATCTTCCCCAACAAGAGTAATGTCCTTTGCCTTGAGCAAGGAGAGTATGAAACTCTCAAGCAATTCTTCAGCAACTTTGATGGCAGAGCAATCGAGGGACAATACCAAGAACCATTAGCAAGAATACACGCAAGAGTATTCCAACATAAGTTCGCAGTTCCTTGTACGTGTTCTCCGAAGGAATGGAAATACCTAATCGCTGACTTGAAAGGCATATACAAATCCTATGACTCCGGAGCAACTGTTTAATATCGTCAAGATTACACACGTTCCGGATTTAAAATGGAGTGATACTTACAACGCAAAAGTCGATTGTTACTCGGAGAGGTACAAAATGGACATAGAGTTGAAGTGTCGCAATAAGCATTACGATGAGCTTATGATTGAGAAGGATAAGTATGATTCGTTGATGCAAAGGTCAAGTAGGTATAACACCACTCCTATTTACATAAACAGCACTCCTAAGGGTGTTTTTGTGTTCAACCTTGGGGCTGTGCCGGAACCTCAATGGAAAGACAAGGGTGGGCTTCCTACGACCTCACACTTCAACAACAAAACATTGATAGTCAAGACGGTAGGATTCCTACCTATTAACTTAGCTAAGAAAATAAGTGAGTAATTTTTTTGTTAATAACTAAACTTTTTTTAAACTTGCTTATGGAACTAACTAAAAAACAACCAACTATGAATTATTCAATGATTATCAATCGTGTCGAGCTTGACTCTGACAATCTAAACGACCTTATCGAGATTGCTGTCGATTATGGTGTGTGTCCATCTACCGAGATTTACAAGAATGGTGTCCCGATGAGAGAGACTATGGCAGATTTTATTCAGTACTAATCAATAACAACCAACTATTATGACGATTGCAGAACACTTTTACAACCGTATGGAAGACATCGAGGAGATGATGATTATGCAAGACCACGAAGGTCTTGACAATTACGGATTATCACTAACGTACAATCCCGATGACGATGAATGGGTATGGCTATTATCTTGGGGAGGTCCTTCTGAGGAGATAGTTATGATTGGCAGAGGCAACAATGCTAAGTTCAGATATATCTACAAGGATTGGTTTACGAGAAAGGAGTACGGAATTACCTCACCTATGGAGGAGGTAGCTCTCAAGACATTATTCAATGATTGGTTTAACTGCGAAGAATTGAGAGATGTTTTACAGTAACAAAGAAATCTTGATGCTCGATGGCATCTACCACGAGGTAGGTCATCTTGAGCAGTTAGCTAAGGAGGACGAGCATTACTACGGATACTTGGGCAAGGCAGCATTGTCCTCAAGTTCTATCAAGATGCTATTACAATCTCCCAAGACTTACCATTATGTTACTACCTATGGTCAAGACAACAATTCCAAGGCATTGCTTATCGGTAAGCTGTTTCACTTAGCGGTACTCGAGCCACACAAGATGGACGAGGTAAGAGTCGTACCGGTCAAGAGTAGAAATACTAAGGCATTCAAGGAGGCAGCCGAAGAAGGAGGAGAGGTTATAACGGAAGCAGAAGAAAGTCAGATTAGAAGATTGCAAGATGCGATGCTTCGCAATGAGAAGGTACTTAGTTATCTCAAAGGTGCTCAGTTTGAAATCCCTCGAGTAGATGAGCTTGATGGAATGCCATTCCGAGCTAAGGCAGATATCCTTCAAGGAGACCATATCATTGACCTCAAGACAACAAGCGACCTCAACGCATTCAAGTATTCAGCATATAAATATGGTTACGATATTCAAGCGTATATTTACTGCAACCTATTTGGAGTGCCACCGGAGAACTTCCATTTCGTAGCTATCGACAAAGGTAGCCTTGACATCGGAGTGTATCACGTTAGTGAGGAGTTCTATGAGAAGGGCAAGGAGAGGACTCGTAAGGGTATAGATTTGTACCGTAAGTTCTTCCAAGAAGGTATTGACTTAGACAGCTACTATATAGAGGAGACGTTATGATACCAAAGAAGATTCATCAGATTTACTTTCCGTGGAATGGTCCTTTCGAGGACATTCCTATTTTTGTTAAGAGCAGAAAGATTATCCTTGACTTGCATCCGGATTGGGAATACAAGTTATGGGGAGAGGAGGAATCTCTTGAGCTTGTTAGGAAACACGCTCCCGATATGGAGCTATTCTATCTTGGTCTAAGATACAACATACAACGAGTAGACTTCATCAAGTTTCTTGTTCTCAAGGTACACGGTGGATTCTATGTAGACTTAGACTCGTATTGCATCAAGCCGTTTGATGATTTAATCGGCAAGAGGTTCATACTGCATACGCTTCAGCATATGCTACCCGACCACAAGGAATTTGTGCAGAATGACTTTATGGCTTCCGAGCCTAACTTCAAGTTTTGGGATATAATCTTCAAGGAGATAGTTACCAATTATAACGAGAAGTCGAGCAACCCTATATACGACCAATGGAAAGGTCGATTTGTTTTGCAAACCACCGGTCCCCGCTTTTTATCAAGAGTCGTTAAAAACGTCCTACCGAGCTACAAGCCACACAAAGTGGTGTGGACAAAGTGGCGTAACAATAATTGGGAACGTTTTGATAGAAACGACTATTACTTCGAATCATTTCAAACCGGCTCTTGGCTGTCTGATGTAAGCCCGAGCCTAAAAGCTAATAAATTATTCAACAAAAATGAAAACAGAGAAGATAGCGATAGGTAAGGTATTCTTATCTCCAACGAATCCGAGAGTAATCAAGAACGACAAGTTCAAGAAACTTGTGAATAGCATTAGGGAGTTCCCCGAGATGCTCAAGGTTAGACCTATTGTTGTAGATGAGGACAATGTTGTTCTTGGAGGCAATATGCGATTACGTGCTTGTATCGAAGCCGGTCTGAAAGAAGTGCATATTATCAAGGCATCAGAGTTCAACGATGAGCAGAAGAAAGAGTTTGTCATCAAAGACAACAGCTCATTCGGAGAATGGGATTGGGATATTCTTGCTAACGAATGGGAGATAGAGGACTTGAATGATTGGGGATTGGATATTCCGGCATCATACTTTGATGATGATGTTGAGCCGGAGTTCGATATGGACGAGCTTGACAAAGAGCTTGATACATACATCAACGCAAAGGTCAAGCAGATTACTATGTACTTTGACAACGACCAATACGAGCAAGTTTTAAGCAGTCTACAATCTATTGCAATCAGCGAAGGTCTTGACAACAATACCGATGTTGTGTTGCACCTAATCGAAATGTATGAAGCTGAAGAATAAATGGTTGGCTCTTGTTCCAAGCAAGGGCAGACCGGAGGAATTTGCCAAGAGCTGTAAGCCATTACTTGAGACATTGCCGATTGATTCGGCAGTTTTACTTGAGAAAAGCGACTACGATAAGTACGACTATCCGAACAAGATACTACTCGACAAAGAGAACCAAGGCATCGGATATGCTATACACTTTGCTCGGCTATGGGCAGAGGAAAACGGATACGATGTTATCTTCAAGATAGATGATGATGTTACCAAGATAGGAGCAGTCCACGAGGACTTGGAGACTATCGACCATTACCTACATAAATATGAGGATTGTGCCGGAGTGAGCTTCCCATACTCTTTTGAGTTTTACGATGTTACCAAGAAAAAGTTGTTCAGTCATATAAATAAACGCTTCCAAACTTGTTATATAATAAAGACTAAATTCTTCAAGACAACGGAAAGGCTCAAGCAGATAGAGGATTTCTTCTACTATATGATGGCTATTAGAAACAACGGATTTGTGCTGAGGTGTTCAAAACACCCTATGCACACAGCACCGGTTGGAAGCAATGAGGGAGGAGCGCAATGCTTTGACCGAGCCAAGCTTTACCTTGAGGACATAAAGTTATTTAAGGAAATCGACCCGACAATCAAGGTTATCCACAAACCGGATAAGCATTGGAAGTACGAGCCGAAACTAACTGATAAAATGTACAAGGCTAAGCCGATATGAAAGAACTACACCTCGAACGTAACGAGATTGATGTTGCTAAGTTCAAGAAACGAACAGCAAAACGCTCTGATGTAAGCCAAGTAATCAAAGAAGATGTAATCATCTACTGCGATAACGAACCGGTCATACTATACAAGAAGCTCAATACAGATACCTCAGCGCTTCGTTGGGCTGTTAAAAATATCGGCTATTCCACCGGTAAGCGTTCGAGAGGATTGGTCTCTACAAGCGCTATATTTGGTTACTCGCCACGAATAGCAATGAGGCACGACTACTGTACCGTAACGGCTATGGCTATAAACGAGAAGAAGCAACATTATGTTATCACACAATTTGCAAAGGAGCTCGTAGGATATTACAAAGAACACTTTCCCGAGAGATACGAGTTCCATACCAAGCTCGTAGAAGAACGAGTGATGCAAGATTGGACTATCGGAGGAAGTCCGTTTACATCGGGTATCGTAAACAAGAACAATCAACTCAAGTACCACTACGATGCCGGTAACTTCAAAGGTGTGCTATCCAATATGGTTGTATTCAAGAAAGATGTTTCGGGAGGGTATCTTGTAATACCCGAGTTTGACCTCGCACTCGAAGTAGCAGACGAGACCGTAACAATCTTCAACGGACAAGATATTCTACACGGAGTAAGCACAATAGAATACGACAACGAACACGCATATAGATATTCTGCCGTATATTACTCACTCGAACAAATGTGGAAGTGTGAACCTCTCGATGATGAGATAGCAAGAATCCGTAAAATAAAAACCGAGAGAGAACATAAACGTCTCGATGAGGAACACTTAGATACGCTTAGAATAAGAAAGGAAGAACTACAAGGTGCGAGTATAAACGAGCTACTGAAGAACAAGAAGAAGAATGACAAAAACTGACACAACTAAAAAGGCAATGCTTCAAGCACTTGAGAAAAGTTTAGGTGTTGTTACAACGGCTTGTAAAAGCGTAGGTATCTCAAGAGAAACACACTACAAATGGCTTCGTGAGGACGAGTCCTACAAGGAGTCCGTAGATGACCTTGTGAATGTAGCTTTGGACTTTGCAGAAACACAACTGCACAAACAAATCAGCAAAGGGAATCCCACGTCTACGATATTCTATCTCAAGACCAAAGGCAAGAACAGAGGATATATCGAGCGACAAGAGATACAGCACGATGGCGGAGAGGGATTGCGTATAGAGATTATAGATGGCAACGCTTCAGACTAATGTAGTATTTAGACATCTCCAAAATAGCGATAGCAGAATTGTTATAGAGCAAGGAGGCACACGTTCCGGCAAGACGTACAATATCCTTATATGGATTCTCACCTATTGTCTTGCTCCCGAGAACACCGGTCAAATCATTACTATATGCCGTAAAACCTTTCCGGCTGTTCGGGCAACAGTTATGAGGGACTTCTTTGAGATAATAGAACGTGCCGGTGTCTATGACCCGGAGACTCACAACAAGAGTAGCAATGAGTATAGGCTTGGCGGTAATATGATTGAGTTCATATCGCTCGACCAACCTCAAAAGGTACGTGGTAGAAAGCGTAACTTACTTTACTTGAACGAAGCTAACGAAGTAGACTTTGAGTCGTGGCAGCAGCTTATTATGAGAACATCGGGTAAGGTTATCATTGACTACAATCCGTCTATGGAATACCATTGGATATACGACAAGGTAATACCAAGAGATGATGCTGAGTTCTACAAGACAACATACCTTGATAATCCGTTCCTATCCAAGACGCTTATAGATGAGATTGAAAGACTCAAGCAAACCGATGAGCAGTATTGGCAGATATATGGTCTTGGTGAGCGTGGTCAAAGCAAGGCAATCATATTCCAACACAACGAGGTAGAGATGATACCCGAAGGAGCATCACTCATCTCAGCGGGTATGGACTTTGGATTTACCAATGACCCTACGACACTTGTACTTGCATATCGTAAGGACTTAGACTTGTACTTCGAGGAGCTTGTGTATCAGACCGGTTTGACAAACCGAGATATACACCATAAGCTAAGGACGATTGGCTTTGACAAGAGGACTGAGATATTTGCAGATAGTGCTGAACCCAAGAGTATCAAGGAGCTTCAGTTGTTTGGTTGGAATATCAAGCCAACAGCCAAAGGAAGGGATTCAGTAATGGCGGGTATTGATATGCTCAAGAGATATAGACTTAATGTAACTAAATCAAGTATTAACTTGATTAAGGAGCTAAGAAATTATAAATTCGTAGAGGACATAAATGGTAGAGTTTTGAATAAACCTATTGACGAGAACAACCACGCTATTGATGCAGTACGATACGCAACATACAACCGACTCAGTAGACCTAACTACGGAAGGTACGCTGTAAGATAAATCAGTTACTTGGATATGAAGGTAGACATCATTGTACCGGAAGGACTACACGAGATTACGCTCGAGCAGTATCAGAAGTTTCTTGCTCTAAAAAGTGAGGACGATATCTTCTTGACACAAAAGTGTGTTGAGATATTCTGCAACGTGCCGTTGCTTATTGTAGACCGTATGCCATACAACAAGGTAAATAGCCTTGCTAAGCGTGTATTTAATTACTTCGGAGGGAAGCCTTCGCTAAAAAAACAAACGACTCTTAGAAAGCGTTTATTTGGCTTCATACCGAACTTAGAACAAATAAGCCTTGGGGAATACGTAGACCTTGACAACAACATAACGGATTGGCAGAATATGCACCGAGCTATGGCTGTGCTGTATCGACCGATAGTCTCAGAAGCAAGAGAGCTATATGAGATAGAAGAATATGATGGCACCGATAAGTATGCCGACTATATGAAGGAGGTTACAATGGACGTGGTATTGGGAGCGTTGGTTTTTTTTTATCATTTAGGAACGGACTTAGCGACAGCTATGATGGACTATTTGGAGGAGGAGAGCAAGACCTTAGCGCACAAGCAAACTTCGGAAGAAAGTGGGGTTGGTATAGCAGCTTCTATCAACTCTCTCAAGGAGACGTTACAAGATTTGAAGCAGTTAGCCGACTTCCCTTACATACCGCATTGATGTATTTGGAGTTCGAAAAAGAGAAAACGGATATAGAACGTAAGTTACTTAAAGTATGAGAGGATACTACGACATATTAGAAAAGCTACGCACAACGCTCGAGTCAAACGAGAGCATCAACACAGTAACGGAAGGAGACTTACTTGATGTGGACTTAGCCAAGCAGACAATCTTTCCATTGGCTCATATCGTGATTCAGAACGTAACGTTCCAAGAGCATACTATGACGTTCAATATGAACATACTATTTATGGACGTAGTGGACTTCAACAAGGACGAGCCTAAAGCGGGCATACCATTCCGAGGTAACGACAACGAGCAAGATGTGTTGAACACAATGCTCGCAGTAGCCAATAGAATGTGGAGTGTGCTATCAAGAGGTGGTTTATTCCAAGACAAGTTTCAGATAGAAGGCAGTCCTTCTTGTGAGCCATTCGTAGAAAGGTTTGATAACCAAGTAGCCGGTTGGGATATGACTTTGAATATCTCAATACCGAACACCGACATATCAGCTTGTTAGTGTGGGACTGTTCAAGACCACATACCTCAAGGAAACGTTTGAGAGCTTCGGTAAGTACGTTGTACAACAAAGCCGAAGCAACCTAACCAAAAAGAAAAAGAACGTCTCTAAGACGCTCTATGATAGTTTGGGTTACGACTTCCGAGCAAGTGGCTCGGGTGCATCGTTTAGCTTTGTGTTCGAGATGGAGGACTACGGAGAGTTCCAAGACAAAGGTGTGAGTGGTATCAAGAAGAAGTACAATACGCCATACAGCTACAAGAACAAGATGCCACCTCGAGGTCCTATTGATAAGTGGGTTGTTCGCAAAGGTCTCAAGGGAGTAAGAGATGAGCAAGGTAGATTCGTATCTCGTAAGAGTCTAAGCTATTTAATACAAAGACATCTGTACTACAATGGCATCAAACCAAGTTACTTCTTTACAAGGGCATTCAAGTTGGGCTTTCAGAAGCTACCTTCTGACATACGAACAGCATTCAAACTTGATGTCGAAGAATTTATGAAGTTCACACTAAAAAGTATATTCTAATGCCAAGCATTATTGCACCTTCAACACTTTCAGTCGCAAGAAGCCCGATATTCGTTACCGTTGCCGGAGCAGTAAACGAGATTCAGTCTATTGTGGACTGCACAATAAAGGTTTTTATATGGAGTGGTTCTTACTCAAGCCGTCCTACCAATCCCGACTACACGCTGTTCAGAGATAAGTTTGTTTCTAACGCAGAGGAAGTTGGGTTTGACATAGCACCTTTGGTTCGTGAAGAACTTGGTGGTGTTTTTGACACCAACATTACAAGAAACTCACCAACATCAGAACAAAACAACAACGTTGTTTGGGTAGATGTAGATTATATAATTAACTACTATTCAGTATCAGCACCAACAGTTATAACTAACGCTACGGGAAGCTCAAGCACTTTTCCGGTTTCAGAAGGATACTATGGATACGAGCAAGACTTAGATTCAGCAGTTATCATAGCGGGTTTTTTGAACAACGCAACAACAATACATACCAAAACAAGTGGTAATGAAATGGTTTCTTTGTGGCTTGGTTCTTACGGAGCTGAAACGATAGATAGTGTTAGGTACAAGGTAGGTGGTGTAACAAAGCATACTTTTGATATTACAAGTTATCAAGCTAATGTTCAGCCGGAGAATCAAATTACTCGTATTCCTATCGGAGATACCGGCTTGAATAATTGGCTAACAAGCGATGGCTATACCGGAGCATCTTCAGATAGACCTATCAATCAAGATACTTATCAAATTGTACTTGTTGATGACGGCTCAAATGAGGTAGCAACACTCAACGTAGTGAAAGAGTGTGAGCCTAAGTACACAATACAGACAATACGCTTCTTAAACAAATATGGAACTTGGGAGTTCTTGAACTTTTTCAAGCGTAGTGATGATGACTTTGAGGTGCAACACGAACAATATCGCAAGGGTAACTTGACCATAAGCAGAAGCGGAGTCTCTCACGATACTGACCTTGAGCAATACAAACGTATCAACACAAATGGTAAACTAAAGATTACCTTGAACACCGGTTGGGTAGATGAGAGCAACAGCGATACTATCAAAGACCTTATGATGAGCGAGAGAGTTATGTTGGACACTTCTCCGGTCAATGTTATAAGTGGCTCAATGAGGCTACAAAAGTCTATTAACGACAAGATGATTAACTACACGATTGAGGTAGAACAAGCATTCGACACAAGGTATGTATAGAGTAGAGCTTTACATTGATGGTGTATTAGCAGATATGTTTGGTGATGAGTCAATAGAAATGACTCTAACCACTCAAAACGTAAAAGATATATCCAAGAACTTTGGAGACTATACTAACGGATTTACGTTACCGGCATCACCTAAGAACAACGGCATATTCAAGCACTACTACAATGTTGATTTGTTAGGTGGCTTTGATGCCAACCTAAGAGTCGATGCTTTCATAGAGATAAACAACAACTTATTTCGTCAAGGCGTATTAGAGCTTGAGGAGGTTCAACTAAAGAACAACGAGCCCACTGCCTACTCCGTAACCTTTTACAGCAACACAACGTCCCTAAAGGACTTGTTTGGTGAAGATACGCTCAACGACCTTGACCTCTCAGCTCAAGACCATACTTACAACGACACGAATCTTATCAATGGGCTTGTTAATTATGTAGCCGGCACGGGAGATGCTGTAATCTACCCATTGATATCACCGGTTCGTACTTGGTATTACAATAGTAGCGGAAGCGACCACGAACCCGAGAACATTTATTACCATTCCGGACACAACGAACACGGAGTATTCTTCTATGACCTCAAACCGGCAGTCAAACTGCAAAAGATTATAGATGCTATTGAGACCAAGTATGGTGTAACCTTTGATAGCGATTTCTTTGCAACGGCTGACTTTGGTAAGTTGTTTATGTGGTGTCATAGGAGAGCCGGATATATGTTCAAAGACCAAGAGTTTGGGTTCACACCGACACCTATTCAGTTTACTTCAGCGACAAATAGTAATTGGGATTTGTCAAGCCACAGCCTAACGATAGACAACACGAGTTGGACTAACGCTGCCGGACAACACATCATAGGTTACAGCTACGATATCACATCAACCTCAGACTACAAGATACAAGCATTTGTAAACGGAGAGATGCGGACAAGCAGACCACATAGTGGTGATGTAACCGGTCAGTTTGTACGCTTGGGAGAGGTTCAGTTTGGAGATGTGATAGACTTTAGGATATCCGTTCCCGATGATTGGAACGGAAGTCCAATAACGATAAATACGATAGACTTAGACATTGACTACTTTGATGGAACATACAAGACTATTGTTGATGTATCAAGGTCTACAAACCAATCTGTAACACGCAAAGTATTTATTGCCGACCAACTGCCCGAGCAAAAGATTACAGACTTCATAGGGAGTCTAATACGAGCCTTTAATTTGGCTATTTCAACCAAAGGAAATATGGCTTACTATGTTGAGCCGTTAGACGATTGGTATGCTGACGGAACAACACACGAAATATCTAAACACATAGACACGAGCTCAAGCTCGGTCAAAAAAACAGAATTATATCGAAGAATATCATTCAGCTATAACGAAACGGAAGCAATTCTTGGAGAACAGTTTAGGTTGCAGAACGATATTGGCTATGGTGATTTACGAGCCGACTTCAACTATGACGGAGAGGACTTTGATATTGAGGTTGGCTTCGACAATATGTTGTTTGAGAGACTCACCGACCAAACCGGTGGAGCATTGACAAGCATAGGAATAGGGAGAAGTGTAACAAGAGAGCTTGAGCCTTACATCGGCTCACCTTTTATCTTCTATCTTGCCGGTCAAGTTACCTCGGGAGAATCATTCGCTTACATTCCAAGTGGTAATAGCCCTACGGAAGTTGAGGTAACATCATATCACTTGCCGAGCAATGTAAATGCTCTCACAGCACCGGACGTTACCAAGACCTTGAATTTTGGAGGAGAGATTGACCCTTACATTAGGGTAACATTTAATGAAGGTCTATACGATACGTATTGGAAAGATTATATAACAGATTTGTATGATGCGAGTCGTAGACTTTTTGTTATGAATGCACGTTTGCCGTTGCATATAATGCTTAACTTGAAGAACAACGACAAGCTAACAATCAATGCAAGAGACTATATCATAAACAGCATAAAGATGAACCTCACTACCGGTGAGGCATCACTCGAATTGCTCAACGATGTGTAAAATATGACCTACTTACGTTACTTGATAGAAGCACTTCCATACGTTGAGGCTAAAACGGAGAACCTTGCCATTGCAAAGGGCAAGTACCAAGAGCCAAAGACTTGGACACAATACCTAAAAAAGCTAAAGAATGGCTATTAAAGAAACAGTTCAGATTGATGTAGACACTAATGCCGACAAGGCAGCAGATGACCTTACGTCAGCCATTCGAGACTTGCAGAAAGCCGTTGAGCAAATGTCTACTTCTATGAATGATGGCTTTTCTGAAGCCAATCAGAACATAAGCAAGGTAGACGAAGGAATCAAAGACGTAGGGGATAGTGCTAAGGATAGTGCTAAGTCTACCGGTAAGCTCGGTAAGGCATTTGGTAATCTCGGAAAGACATCGGGTATTTTCTTCATTATAGATGGTGCGCTTAGCATCATCAAGGACTTGTTTATGGAGAACCAAATTGCCGTTGATGCCTTCAATACGGTATTTGAGTTCCTATCTATCGCAGTAAACGACTTCATCAATTTTATTGTTGGCAACACCGACAAGGTAGTAGGCTTCTTCAAGTCAATCTTTGATGACCCGAAACAAGCGATGATAGACTTCAAGGACGCTTTCGTTGAGAACATAATTGAGCGTTTTAATTCCTTCTTAGACACACTTGGTTTTATCGCAAGTGCAGTCAAAAAGGTTTTTAGCGGTGATTTCAAAGGTGCGTTAGAAGATGTTAAGAATGCCGGTAAGGAAGTTGTCGATGTATTCACCGGAGTCGATGGAAGTTTCGACAAGGCTGCGGAGGCAACATCTAAATACGTCAAAGAAACGGCAAAAGCAGCATCAGAGAACGTCAAACTTGCAAAGGCGGCAGAGCTTGCCGATGTAAAGAGACAAGGACTCTTAGAGAAGTATGATTTGGAGGCTGAGAAGCTACGACAAATCAGAGACTCGGAACGCAATACTCTTGAGGAGAGAATACAAGCCAACAAAGACCTTGGCGATGTACTCGACAAGCAAGAGAAAGAGATGTTGGCTCAAGCTCAAATAAGGCTCGACCTTGCTCAAAAAGAAGCCGACAAAAAGAAGGGTAACCTCGAAGCAGAAAAAGCTCTTATAGAGGCTAAAAACGAGATGGCGGGTATCGAGGCACAGATTACCGGTATGAGAGCCGAGCAGTTATCCAACGAGGAGGCATTGCTTCGTGAATCTTTAGAGCTTACAAGAGGCAAGGCAGAAGCCGAGCAAGAGGCAGCTCAAATGGAGAAACAAGCATTGATAGATGCGGAGATAGATGTGCTAAAACGCATTGAGCTTGAGAAAGAGTTAGCTGAGGAAGTCAAGAACGGACGTATTGGGTTGATTGATGAGGAACTTGCTATCACAAAAGAGGGTACGCTACGCTATCAAGAGTTGCTCAACGAGAGGTTACTTGCAGAAGCAGAATATCAAGCAGAAAGCAATCGTCTTGACAAAGAAACGGAAGATGAGAAGTTGGTAAGGAGACAAGAATCTCAAGCTGCCTACACACAAATAGCCTCTCAAGGCTTTGATGCGTTGTCCGCATTGTCAGAGGCATTTGCCGGAGATAGTGAGGAGCAACAAAGGAGAGCATTTGGAGTGCAAAAGGCATTGTCTATGGCTAATACTGTTATTGGCACTTACGAGGCTGCACAAAACGCATTTACAACAGCGCAGAAAAGCCCTATTACCGCAGTCAATCCGGCATATCCTTACATTCAAGCCGGTCTTGCAACAGCATTTGGTGTTGCTAAGTTAGCAAGTATTGCTCGTACAAAGTTTGATAGCTCAAGTCAGCCTTCACCCGACTCGGACTCGGGAGGTGCGCCAAGTGCTATGATACCGCAATTTAATGTTGTAGGTGCAAGTGGCACTAACGCCATTGCTCAAAGTTTACAACAGCAAGGTCCGGTACGTGCGTACGTTGTAGGAAGCGATGTAACTTCGCAACAAGAATTAGACAGAAGAAGAATAAATAATACATCATTGTGAGAATAGTAGAACTTATACTTGACGAAGAAGAAATGCTGAGTGGCGTACAAGCCATTAGCATCGTGGAATATCCGGCAATAGAATCTGACTTCATAACGCTATCGAAAGAGCAAGAGATAAAACTTGCAGAGGTAGACAAGGAGAAGCGTATTCTTATGGGACCGGCATTGATACCTAACAAGACAATCTTTCGCAAGAAAGAAGATGACGAATACTACATATACTTTTCTAAGGATACGGTACGCAAGGCAAGTGAGTTGTTCCTAACGAGAGGCAATCAAAACAAGAGCACACTTGAGCATAGCTTCGAGCTTCAAGGCTTGAGTGTTGTTGAGTCTTGGATTGTTGAGAGTGATGAGGACAAGAGCAAGGCATACGGATTTGATGTTCCCGAAGGAACGTGGATGGTAAGTATGAAAGTCTACAACGATGAGGTGTGGGAAGATTACGTCAAAGAAGGTAAGGTCAAAGGATTCTCAATAGAAGGTTACTTTGCCGACAAGGTAAATATGAGTGCCGAGAGTGAGGAGGAAATGGAAGCTCAAATTAAATTAGATAGTATTAAAAATGTTATTTTAGAGGCTTTAGGGAACAAATCACATAAATTAGAACTGAATATCCTTAGTGACTTTACGTTAGGTTCAATGGATTTGAAAAAGGCAGTGGAAAAACTTGAGACTGAGCTAAAGGAAGTTAGCAGAACAGTTTCTTCTATGGTAAAAAATATTGAGAGTGATTTTTCTAAGGCTGAAAATGCTTATAAAGAAATACAGAAAAAGTCAAAAGAGTTGGGTATTTCATTTAAAGATTTAGCGGGACCAATTTCTATTAAGGTTTTTGAAGAGGCTAAAAATAATTACAAAAAGTACAAAAATATCGCTAAACAGATTTCTAAAATAAGTTAAGGATATGAACGAAAAAGAAGCATCTCTAAAAATAAACCTTATTCGTGCCCTCATCAATGAAGAACTTCTTGAAGAAAAAGGTATCGAACTTGAAAGTTACTCGGACTATGGTGAGGGTGTTCGTAACAATGCAAAGAAAGGTATTGAGATGAACAAAAAGGTGGACAACAAATGCGCCACGCAAGTGGGCAAGGTACGTGCTCAGCAACTTGCTAACGGAGAGAAGATAACAGTCGCTACGATTAAAAGAATGTATTCGTATCTTTCACGAGCAGAACCTAACTATGACCCGAGCGACTCTAAGGCTTGTGGTACTATTAGCTTCTTGCTATGCGGAGGCAAAGCCGGACTCGGTTGGTCAAGGAACAAGCTAAGAGAATTAGGAGAGATAGAGTAAAAATGAAACAAGTAAAAAACAAATAGTTAATTAGTTATGAGTGCAAAAGAAACCTTATCTAAGATTGCCGGTATGCTGAATGTAGACTTGGCAGAAGAAATCGCTTTAGAGAGCGTTAAATTAGAAAACGGGGCAGTGCTTGAGGCGGAGAAGTTCGAAGCCGGAGAGAGTGTCTTTATAGCCACAGAGGACGAGAAAGTCGCTGTACCTATTGGCGAGTACAAAATGGAAGATGGTCGTACCCTCGTTGTAGAAGAAGAAGGTTTGATTGCTTCTATCCTTGAAGCCGGTGAGGAGAAAGAGGAAGAAGAAGTCGAAGTCGAGGCTGCTGAAGAAGAAGAAAAAGAGGAAGAAATGGCTTACGCTACCAAAGAAGAATTAGGAGCTGCGATGGACGAACTCAAAGAGATGATTGAGGAAGTCAAGCAAATGGTTTCTCCAAAAGAGGAGAAAGAAGATATGAGCGCAGAGGAGACTGTTGTGGAAGATACCAAAGAGGAACTTTCAGCACAAGAACCGGCTGCGAAACCTATTAAGTCAAATCCGGAAGCTAAGGCTAAAAAGGATATGATTCAGTTTGGCTCAAATCGTGGTCAATCTACATTAGACCGTGTATTCTCTAAAATGTCAAGATAATGAAGCAAGTTCAAAAAGTATGGGAGCAGTTAGCTTCCCAAAAGGTAGAGCTTAGCAAGATTCAAGACCTAAAAGCTCTTGCACAAGAGGCAAGGTCGCTTCCAAGTTTTATGGAAATCACCTCTGACCTTGACAGAATTTCGGGTATGTTAAACGAAATGACAAGAGAAGCAAGAAGGGTAGTGACTGATGCTCGAAGCATTACTAAAGAATACGGCTCTCTTGTTCGTGAAATAGAAGCAACAGCGAAAGAACTTGGAGTTAGTTACAACGACTTAGGAATCCAAAGCGATATGGAGGCTTTGACTAATGTAGAGTTGGATATGGAATTGTACGAAGCGTTAGATGCTGAACTACCGATAGCAAAAAGAGCTATTGACGATTTAATGATGTAATTATGAAGAAGATAGAATCAGTATGGGCGGATATTACCGCCAAGAATGAAGCGTACAAGCAGAAATTCTCCAAGCAAGAGAAGGTAGATTTATCTGAACTTGAGAAGGTAGAACTTGGTGTTATTGATGAGCTAAAGTCTCTTGAGAAACAAGCTCGTGATATTGCCTCAGACCGTATTGCAGAATCAAAAGAAGTTGAAAAACTATATCAGCGAGTAAACAAAGAAAACTTTGCAGCAAAAGAAAAGATTGATGGGTTTAGAAAAGAGGCTTTCAGAATAGCTATGGACGCAGAACGAGTTTTAAAAGACTTAGGAATGGACGTTCCAAATGAGCTTTTTACAAGAGTCGATGCCGTTGCTGAAGCCGGTGGCAAAATACCTACAAGTAGAAACGCTAATGTTTTTTCAATTTAATAAATAAAACAAAATGGCAATAACAAACGTAGACACCACGCATTCGGTGTCAAACATATCAAACCCTCCGACAAGAATCGCTCTTGAAACGAACACTATCAGCGCATCAGCAACCCTTACCAAAGGAGATAGCGGTGAAGTTTTCTTTTTAAGCGGTGCAGTTGGTGGTACTGTTACAATGCCGGCACCCTTTGCCGGTGGGCGAGTAAAGTTTGTAATGACTGAAAATGACCCTACAACAGCTTTCACTATTGATTGTGGTGCGGGGTTGCTTATGGGTAACTTACAAAACGCATCGGGACACGCAAGAGCAAACAACGACCAAAACGTTGTGTTTGGAACAACATCAGTAAAAGGAGACTTTGCAGATTTATGTTCTGACGGAACAAATTGGTATGTTGCTGCAACAACAGCAATCAGTGGAGCAATTACATTTAGTTAAAAATAAAAATAATCAATAATTAGTATGGCAACAACTACTAACATTACATCTACTTATGCCGGTGAATTTGCCGGTAAGTATATTAGTGCAGCGTTACTTTCTGCTGACACTATCGAGAACGGTGGTATTACCGTTAAACCTAACGTGAAGTACAAAGAGGTATTGAAAAAGGTATCAACAGATGACATCGTAAAAGATGGCTCTTGTGATTTCTCTGATACTTCTACATTGACTCTTACAGAGCGTATCCTTCAGCCGGAGGAGTTCCAAGTAAACTTGGAGTTATGTAAGCAAGACTTCCGTTCAGATTGGGAGGCTATTCAAATGGGATATTCTGCATTTGACTCTTTGCCACCTTCATTCTCTGACTTCCTTATCGGACACGTTTCTGCGAAGGTAGCTCAGCGTATGGAAACAAACATTTGGGCGGGAGTAGACAGCGGAAACAGCGGTCAGTTCGATGGCTTCTTAACAACATTAGCTGCTGACTCTGACGTTGTAGACGTATCCGCTGCGACAATCACTGCTGCGAACGTTATCGCTCAGTTAGGTGCTGTTGTAGATGCTATTCCTACTACTGTTTACGGTAAGGAAGATTTACACGTTTATATTGCACCAAACATAGCTCGTGCTTATGTTCGTGCTTTAGGTGGTTTTGGTTCTATAACAAACGGAACGGGAGCAACTCAATCCGGTGCAGCCGGTGCTAATGGTGTAAACAACCAAGGTACATTGTGGTACGGAATGGGACAAAACTTGGCTTTCGATGGTGTTAAATTGTTCGTTTGTCCGGGCTTACCGGATAACCGTATGGTTGCAGCTCAGAAAGAGAACTTGTTCTTCGGTACTTCATTGCTTTCTGATATGAACGAGGTTCGTGTCTTAGATATGGCTGACCTTGATGGTTCTCAGAATGTGCGTGTAGTAATGCGTTTTACTGCCGGTATCCAACACGGACTCGGTTCTGAAATTGTATTATACTCTTAATAAGAGAATTTGAATAATAATTAAAGGGGTAGGTGGGTACAATCTGCCTACCCTTTTTTAATAAGAAATAATATGGCGTGTGATTTAACAAAAGGACGTATCGTTCCTTGTCGTGATTCGGTTGGTGGGATTGCAGAAGTTTACTTCGTAGATTACGGAGACTTAGGTAATATCACTGTTGCCGCTGATGATGAGGTTACAGATGCAGACGGTACGTTTAATGCGTATCAATACTTACTCAAGGGCAATAGCTCTTTGACACAAAACGTTACCGCTTCTCGTGAGAACGGTACGGTATTCTTCGAGCAAGTTCTTGAGCTTACCTTGCCTAAGATGAGTAAAGAGGACAACAAAGAATTGAAGTTGTTGGCTTATGGTAGACCTCACATTGTTGTGGTAGACTATAATGGTAATGCTTTTATGATGGGACGTGAGCACGGTTGTGATGTAACCGGAGGTACAGTAGTTACCGGTGCAGCAATGGGAGACTTGAGTGGCTACACTTTATCTTTCTCTGCAATGGAATTGGCTCCGGCTAACTTCATAGCTTCTCCGGCAGCCGGTAATCCTTTCAATGGCTTAACAAGTGCTGTTGAAACTATTGTAGCCGGTACGGACTTCTAAGAGTTCATTGGTTTATAACAAGGGGAGGGCTAAGGCTCTCCCTTTTTTTTGCAAAATACTTTTTACAATCGTTACTTAGGTATGCACATAGTAAGTACAACAGACAAGACAATTAAATTTGTTCCAAGAAAGGTGCAAACAGATTTGTCTATTAAGATTACGGACGAGCAAGAAAACGATTCTGCATTGGAAAGCGTAACCGGTGGTGATAGCGGTAACTTTGTCAAGATTGCACCGACATATACATTCAAAGAAGGAAGGTTTTACTATATTGTAATTACCGGAACTGATGAAGAAGAATTGTATCGTGGTAAAGTTTTTTGTACCAATCAAACAGATTTTGATAAGTTTACGGTCAATGAGAATGTATATACTGAATATGAAAAGGCAAATGCCAATGAATACATTGTAATATGAAGCTACACGCTATAAATCTTGCGAGTTATACGAAGCCCGAAATCATAGAGAGAAAGAATCGTGATTGGGTAGAGTACGGAGCTGACAACGACTACTATCAGTATTTGATAGACCGATTCAACGGCAGTCCAACAAACAACGCCATTATAAACGCTATCAGCGACCTTATCTACGGAAAAGGTATAGATGCTACGGACAGCAATAGAAAGCCCGATGAGTACGCTAAAATGCGTTCTTTGATTAAAGAAGATTGCTTGAGAAAAGTAACGAGTGATTTGAAGTTGATGGGACAATGTGCCTTTCAGATTATCTACACCAAGACCGGAAGGCAGATTGCTCAAGTAGAACACATTCCTATTCAGACTCTAAGGGCTGAAAAGATGAATGAGGAAGGGGATATTGAGGCTTACTACCATTGTGCTGATTGGTCGGAGTTAAAACCGGCTGACGTGCCAACACGCATACCGGCATTCGGTACATCAAAAGAAGCTATTGAGATATATTGTGTCAAGCCATATCGTGCCGGATACTATTACTATTCTCCGGTAGACTACCAAGGTGGTATTCCGTATGCTGAACTCGAAGAAGAAGTAGCAAACTACCATATCAACAACATCAAGAATGGTCTTGCACCTTCGATGATGATAAACTTCAACAACGGAGTTCCCGATGAGGAGGAGCGTATGTTGATTGAGTCGAAGATTAGAGACAAGTTTAGTGGCTCAAGCAATGCCGGTAACTTTATACTTGCTTTCAACGAGAGCAAGGAGTTAGCTGCAACTATTGATGCTGTTCCATTGTCTGATGCACCGGCACAATACGAGTTTTTATCCTCAGAAGCAATGCAGAAGCTAATGGTTGCTCACCGAGTAACATCACCTATGCTTTTAGGTATCAAGGATAATAGTGGACTTGGAAACAATGCGGAAGAAATAGAGACTGCAACGTTGTTGTTTGACAACACGGTTATCCGTCCGTTCCAAAACTTGATTATCAAGGCATTAGAGCAGATTCTTGCTGTAAATAGCATCAATCTTGACCTATACTTCAAGACACTACAACCTCTTGAGTTTACTGACCGCAGTGCAGCGGTAACAAAAGAGGAGCAAGAGAAAGAAACCGGAGAGAAATTGTCTGCACAAGATTGTGGTTGCAAGACTGAACTGAAAGATGACCCTTGTTGGGACGGCTATGTAATGGTCGGATTCAAGGAGAAAGACGGAAAGAAAGTTCCTAACTGCGTACCGGAGGAGAGCATCAATGCTAATGCAGATGCTTTGATTGACTTAGGAGAGGACATAAACCTTGACGAGTGGGAATTGGTAGACGAAAGAGACGTGGACTACGACCAAGAGGAAGCTCTTGACAAGATGATTGGTCTTGCCTCGACCGGTTCTGCCCGTCCTAATGCGAAAAGCTCTCAAGACGGCTCTAACGCTGAAGGAGATAAGTTCTTGGTTCGTTACCAATACTCTCCGCTGAAAGCCGGAGCGAATAGTCGTGAGTTCTGCAAGAAAATGGTCGCTGCGAAGAAGGTCTATCGCAAGGAAGATATCATAAGAATGGAGCAACTTTCAGTCAATGCCGGATTCGGACCTAACGGCTCGAACAATTACTCGGTATGGCTATACAAAGGAGGAGCTCGATGCCAACACAAATGGGTTCGCAAGACCTATATGTATAAGAATGGTGTGAAGCCGGACGTAAAAAGTCCTAATGCTGAAACTATCAGCACTACCAAGGCAAGAGGTAAAGGTTTTAGAGCACCGGCAAACGAGAACAAGGTAAGCGTTGCACCAAACAAGATGAAAAACAAGGGATTCATAAACCCACCAAGTAAAAAAGACATACAAGGAGGAATATAATGGCAACAGCATTATTTATAACACGAACCGACCTTGTTAGAAACACTTTCCTATCGGGAAATGTAGATACTGACAAGTTCATTCAGTTTATTAAGATAGCACAAGAGATACACGTTCAGCAATATCTCGGCTCGAAGCTATACGACAAGATAGCAAACGACATAATAGCTGACTCACTTACCGGAAACTATCAGAGTTTGGTGAATGATTATATTCAGCCAATGTTGATTCACTATGCTATGACTGAATACTTACCTTTTAGTGCGTTTACAGCATCGAATGGTGGTGTGTATAAAAAGACTGTTGAGAACGGAGAAACAGCTACTCGTAACGACCTTGCTTTTTTGATAGAAAAAGAGCGTAATCTTGCCGAGTATTATACTCGTAGGTTTATAGACTATATGTCTTTCAATCAGAACCTATTCCCCGAGTACAATCAGAACGTAAATGACGATATATATCCTTCAAAGGATAGCACTTTTAACGGATGGGTATTATAAAAACATACAAACCAAAAGCTACCAATGTAAAGAAACTCAAGGTTTACTTATCAAAGGTTGCGAAACGAGATAAGCAATGAGTGATTTAGAAGGATACGGTAAAATCTATGATTCTACTTGGTGGGGAGTAGGCAGAGATAACAACATTAGTTGGGGTATTGTCTATGCCAATTTAGGAAGCATTGCACCTCAATTAGTTAGTGCTTTTAAGACTCGTGTAGAGGCTGATGGTGGTAGCGTAGAGAATACTGCTTGTCTTACTACTGATGTTGAATTTCTAACTCAAAACCCTTAACGATATGAGTTTTTACGATGATGCAAGTTTAGTATTCTTACCAAGCGGAGGAGCGGGAAAAGACACTAAAGCGTATAGCATAAAGCCTACAAATGGAGATGGGGACTTCACCTTTTCAAGAGGTTCAAACCTAACGGCTACAAGGGTAGATAGCAACGGACTGATAGAGAAAGGAAGGGAGAACT